AAAGGATTACCTTTTTCAATAATGTCACTATGTAATATTTTTTCTCCCTTTGCCATTACTGAACTGTATTATTTTTTACGTTAATCCTTTCAATATACTGCTTTTGATATGCCATGAACTTACGCACGCTGCAAGTCATTTCATCAATATTAACATGGAGTTCTGAATTAATCCTTACGATCTTATCCATCAAATCCTGTTCGGGTGTCGGCTTGTCTTTTAATTTCCGGTATTCGATTAAAGCTCGTGCAATCTCAGGAAGGAACCTTCTTAACTCTGGATTTTTTAACGGTAGTTTATACAGCCATTCCATTTCAGGGTCTTCGTGCGAAGCCAACTTAATCAGGATTTTAAAGGCTGCATCCATTTGCTCCGCATCGGTAAAGATATTCCCGTTACGGGCTATGTTTGTGATAAGATCAAATAGTTTAACTTGGTATTCACGTTTGGCAATCATAACTTCCAAGTTGAGTTCATCAAACTGGCTAATCAAATCATCGTAATTTAGGTAAAGAACCCGTTTAAAGTCCTCTGTTAATACCACTACCTGTGTGAAATCCTTTAGGCAAAGGAAGTATTTTAAATCGTGGTGTTTGTGATATTGATACCAGTTCCAAATTGGCAGGGTATCTAAGGACTTAAAATAGTCATAATCCCACAACCGCTCTGACCTCTTGAATGTATAAAGGTTTAATTTCCTTAACCAATTCTTTAATTTCATTTTTTGATAGGTTCAAAACGTTTGTAAAATCTATGTTGTCCTCAATTTCGCCGTCTGGCTTTTTACTTTCGCCTTCGATCTGGAAAGCGTCTTTAAGTAACTTCTTTTCAAATGACTTCTGAAAAGCTCCCGTATCTTTTAGCGTTACCCGGTTTGTTGGCTGCCCTTTACTCTTTTTCATTGCTATTGTAAATGGCATATAAACCCCTTTCCCGTATCGCTCCGCTGAATAAGTCTTTATCTTTTCACCTGTCGAGCGGGTCCCGGTTTTGTTTAACCGTTCCTTTACCAACTCTTCAGGCTTTTCTGTTTCACTTAAAACCTCTGTAAAAACCTTTTCAGGGTCAAACTTCTCCAGTCTTTTTTGTAGATTTTTTAGGCTTCCCATCTTTTAAAACAGGATTGCAACCTGTCAACAGTTTAAAAGCTGATTCCATGTCGCAATCCTTAAATGTTTTGTTAAACTTTTCAACGAATGTTTCAAAATCCATTCCGGTAAAATCTGACTGGTTATAATTATAACCTTTGATTTGTACTTTCATAACCTAAGCGTTAAAAGTTCCTGTCAATGTATCTGCCGGGTCATACTTTGAAGCGGCCAAAAGATTGAATGAATAAGCGTCGGCTTCCGTTTGCGCTCCAAATGTCAAAGCATATTGTCCGGGTATGCTTGCGCTCTCCGGTGCTGTTGTGATTGAAACCACTGCCGGGTCGGTCGAGTTATACAAATACATATCAGTTTTCGCAAGCCCTGACACCGGAATATTATAATCTGTCTTAATTAAGACAGTAAGCGTTGTCAGTGACTTAGCTACCTGAGTGATTGTAACATTCCACAACGAATACATATCAGTTGTCGAAAGCCCGTCAAAATCCAGTGATTCATGTTTAACATAACGGAACCTGCCAGAATCAAATTCACCTTTTAAAGTGAATGAAATTTCAACTTTACCAACGTCATCCGCTCCGGGTGTCACAAGATACCTGGCAAAGAATGAACCTGGCTCCACCGGAATAGGTTTTAAAATCGTTCCTGCTGAATCCAAGTTGTAAATGAAATTCTTGTTTTCATCGATTGCGAAAACTCCAAATTCTGCTCCGTTCCAAGCGTCCATTAACCGTTTTGCAAGTGCCGGGCCGCCATCCTGAACTTTGATAAAAGCCTTAAACTTGATACTCCCCCGCCTGATGAAATCCTGCGTACCGTCATCCCAATCAAAGAACTTGGGATCTTCTTCCGGATTCTCTACGTTGTAAAGAAGCGGAGTTGGGTAGTACCTGTTTCGCCCATCGGCAGCCACAAATAAAGCCTGTAAAGCTGCTTTAGTGACACCGGCCTCTGTTGCCAGTGTGTTTTCTGCTCCTGTTGTGCCGTATAATGGCACAAATATGAGCCGTTTTATTCTTTTTTGAAGGTAACTGACATCTTTCCAGTTGCCTCCTAAATTTCCGTAATTTTTTAATACGTGTGCCATTTTGTTTTTTTGTTTTTAAATTCCAAAAATGTTTATTTTTTTCATTTTAATAGTATCAAACTGTGGGTAATGTTCAGGCGTTTCATTGTTAAAATAGATAATATAATCCACTATTTCATTAAAATAATCAACTGCTTTATTATAAGCCTTAATCATTCTTAAATTTGATAAGTCCCTCACTCCTTCAACTGTTTTAATGTAGGCTGTTGCCGCATCTGATGAAGTTTTGATAGATTGTTCAATGTCGGTGTAATACCTAAAAAAGAAAAAATATTGAAGCATTTTAGTTATTCCTTGATAGGTATAGTAATTTGTCCCGTCATTCCAATCTGTTTTAACGAACAAATCAGCGTATTTATCTAATGTTCTATCTGCATCAAAAAGCTGCTTATTTCTTACACCAAATAATTTAGTTAAATATTCTTCCTCAATCTCATAAGCAAAGTTGTCAAAATCTTCATAGTTCCCGAAGTCAATCAATAGACTGCCTCCGGTACCTACTTTCAGAAAGTCATCTTTTGCTAAATAAGTTGGTGCTGCCATTAGTGAACCTTTGTTTTCGTTACCCGTTTCCGTTTGGTTTCTTTAGTCTTGACTTTGAACTTTTCTTCTTTTGTTTCAATGGCTGCCTTTTCCTCTTTCACAGCCCAGCCTTTTTCAATCCAAACCTTTCCAAGTTCATCACCGACTAAATAAAGGGTTCCGGGCTGCCTTAGCCCGGTTTCTCCCCTTAAATTTGTTATCTTGACTAACATAGTTAATCGGGTTTTAGCATTAAAAATTCCACCTTGTCAATAGTTGAAACTCCCGTTCCTGTTCCAGTTAAAAGTAATTTAAACTGCCTCCATCGGGTTTCAGTGGTGTTTGTCAAAGTAATATCAATAGCCGAATTAACACCTCCATCTACAATAGTTGAACTAATCGCAGTCCATGCGCCGTCGTCAAAGTTTCTACCGTAAAGAAGTAAAGCCATTGCAGTATGGTTACCTGAAACGCTATCAAAATCAACAATTATATGTTGAGTTGTTGGCCAATCGGTTGTAGTTTTAATTAAATACCAAACTGGTGTAGCATCTGTTACGGTTACATCAGTCGTATATTTGAAATATTCCTGTCCATCCTGACCATATAAAGTCACATTCTGAGCAATGGAAATCACTGTAAAAGTGAACATCAAAGCGAAAATTAAAAATAGTTTTTTCATTGTTTTGTCCTCCTTTTTTATGATAACGCAATTGTTGCTAAGTCTGCTGATAATGTACCCTTCATCAAAGCATTGGCATTGTAAACCGGAAGTAATACTTTTGCCTCAAGTTTAATCGTAACCAAGTCAGCAATAAAGTTACTGGCGTGTGCATCGGTCATCAGGATTTCAATAGGGCCATTAAACAACAGTTGCATATACTGAGGTGCAATGGCTGCAATCAAATAAGCATCCAGTGTTACGTCTGCTGATTCAATTTGACGCATTCCAAACGCTCCGTTATAACCAGTTGCCGTTGGTTGTAAGAAAGTAGCTGGTGCCACAAAATCCGAAATGGTATTCTTTGAACTGGTCAAAATTGTACCATCGTAAGGATTGATCAAATATGAGTTTGCAACAATGTTGTAAAGTCCATTCATCTCACCCTTTGCGCAATTCAGTACATCGAACCTGTTAGCGTTGGCAATTTTTGAGGCAAAATTTGTTCCTGCAAAAGTGTTGGCAAATGCTAACAATCCTTTAAGGTCGTTATCGCCTGCCATACCTGCAGCGCTTCCGGCTCCTGCAATAGTCGATGTGTTTAATTTAGCAACAAACATTTGCATCAGTCGGTTAGAAATGTATTGATTTAACCATGCTGAATTTTGTAAAGCAGAACGGCTAATTTCAATAAACGTGCTAATCCTTGTTGCGTATGCTGTGCCCATTGTAAAGCCCATTGTGCTTTCATTTGCGGCTGCATTTTCGGCCTCGTGGGTCATTGCGTTGGTCAAACTTGCTGCCCGTTCAGTCGGATATTCAAGCGAACTTGAATTAATCGTTCCAGTTGGCAGTATTAACCTTGCGTCAAATGATTCAGCGGGTGGTAACTGCGGAACTTGAAACGGCATAAAAGGCTGTCCTACTGCTCCTGATCCGTATGTACCTGTGAAAGCTACATCCTTAGTCTCAATCGCAAATTTCGCCTTAGTGCTGTTTCCTGATGCGAAGTTTTTAAATTCAGGCTGCAATAAGCACTCATCAACCAATTTAGCAAATGATTTCTTTTCATTCGTAGGATTAAAGGCTGTTCTCATCTTCGTGATGGTGTCGCCTTGAATCTGCAATGTTTCAGTTAAACTGGCAATTACTTTTTTATGTTCGTCAAAGGCCGTTCCCTGTTTCATAATCAGGTCTTTCAGTCCGTTAGCCTCGACAATAAGTTTAGCGTTCACCTTTTCCAGTTCGTCCTTTGGAGTTAGCCCCGCAATGGCATCCCTGTACTCTTTAAAGATAGAGTTCATTGCCTCTACCAATACTTTCGGGTTTTCAATATCTGATCCCGTTAATGTTTTAATGTCCATTTTAGATAGTTTTAAAAATGTTAGTTGATAAAAATAATTTCGTGATTTCCTTCATTGCGGCTTCTTGCTCCAGTGTCGATCTTGACGGCTGTATAAAAAGTGCTTTGTTTGTATTTTCGATAGCTCTTTTCCGATCATCTGAATAGCGGCTATTATTGCTCATTTCTGTAATCAAATCCTTTAGTTCATCAATGGATTTGATGTTTAATAACGGGGTTTTCTCATTCGATCCCCAATGTGTTAAAGTTGAAAACTCCCAGAGTTTCCATTCTGCTACTGATCTTATCCCCTTTTCCTCATCTACCTGCCATTTAATTGCCTGCACCCCGATTGAATGCTCCAGGCTTTTACCGTTAGCTTTATATAGTTTGTAATCTTCGTAAGTGTCCCTCCCGATCTGTTTTGACAAATTAAATTGTGCTTCCATTACAAGGAAATCAGGCGTTTCATATCCTTTAATCGGAACTCCTAATAACTGAGTGGTATCATGGTTAAGGAACCAACGCACCCGCTCAAAATGTTCTTTTAAAGTCTTTTTAAAAGCTCCCGGCAAACTGATGTCATTATCAGAATCGGTATTGTTAAAAGCATTGACAGCTATTTTAACGAATCCTTTTTCGCTCAGGTCTTTAGTTTCTGACTTGAATATTTTTTGTTTTACCGTTTCCATTTTTCGGGGTCTTTAATAATTCATTCAATAAATCATCTTCTGGTTTTGGTGCTTCCTCTTTTGGCTCTTCTTTTTGCCCTTTGTATTCATCCGATATTTCAGGGTTTTCAGGCTCTTTATTATAAATCAATTTGTATGCTTCATAAGGTGTGATTATTCCTAATTCAATTTGCAGCTTACAAATATCAGTAAGCAGTTTAACATCGGCCTGTAATTCCTCCACCATTGTCCAGTCAGGCTCTATCCGATCACCACCAAAGAAAGGACTTAACCATTCGTTTAAATCCTGGTATATGTCATCTACTTTGGGCTTGATAACATTTTTCATAGCATCCTTACGGGCTTCCTTTTTGTTGGCAAAAGTTGATCCTTCAGTTGAAAAGATAACGGGGTCGAATCCATTCAACCGGCAAAGGGTTTCAAAACTGTATTTTGCATTTTCAATGATTTTCAACTCATCAAGTCCTAAAGCTAACTGAATATAACTTAACTTCTGCGTGGTGGCTGCGATCTTGTCTTGGGTTCCTGTTAATCCGTAGGTTCTTATCTTTGCCTGTAATAAAGCTGTCTGTTCAGCATCAGGGATGTTGCTTTCGTTGCTTAATATACCCATCACCCCCCGGCTTCCGATTATGCTTGTTTTGGCTTCGTAGATAGCCTTTAATTCGTTGGCGACGGTGTTACCGGGTATGTACTTACTCATGCCATAGATATAAGCCCCGTCTTCAAACTGAAATGAAATATACCTTTTGTGTAATACCGATTCTTTAGGTAGTGTGTATTTATAGCCTCCAATGTCAACCTGATAGCCCGCTACTTGATTCATCCAGTTAGGTTGCCTTTTATCCATCAACAAAACAACACCGACGGCCTGAGTAGGAAGTACGAATAAACTGCTTATGGTTCGCATCCCTTCGGGTGCTATCGAATACAGATACCCGTTACCAAGTAGCTCGTAATAGGCTGCAAACTGTTTTATTAACTCATTCCAATTTTGATAGTAGTTTGGTTGCTTTACCAGTCTGGCTAAGTCCGGGTTCTTTGATGGTTCGCCGTTGGGTTTGACTATCTTAATCGGCAGGTTGCTGATAATAGTTGCAACGTAGTCAGTAATTTGGAAAATGTCAGGGGTGCTTTCGGCTGTACGGACTAAGCCTAAATTGGAGGTGTCGTTAATCGCTGAATATCCTTTGAAACCATCTAAACTAACTATGCCTTGTGCGTTAGTGAATTTAATTGACTTGGTTTCAATGGTTGTTTTTAACTCAGAAACTTCATTCCTAAGTAATTTTAACTGCTTGGAATTAAATAAATCCACCACGTTATGTTTTAAAACGGGCTAAATTTACATTATCGAATGGGTGTTTGTCAATAGGTAGGGCGAAAAATAGTATCTTGGCGTGGCGTAAAGTGCCGAAAATTACCTCAGCATAGGAATTGCAAAACCTGTATTTGCTCTTTTGAAAGTCGTATTGAAATAAATCTCATAACCGTTTTTGACTTCCCAGGGGCGTTGCTTCAAATCTGTTTTACATTTGCACAAACCCCGAAGCGTTTTAGCC